CCGGTCTCCACGCCTTATTTGGTATGGAGTACAAAAGATGGGAACGTGAACACGCAGAAATTTTCCAAGAAGAAAATTCTGACAGAGCATTTGAAGAAGAAACTCTTCTTACTGGCTTTGGTGCGGCCCCAACTAAATCAGAGGGAGCATCAATTGAATATGATACTGCCGCAGAACAGTGGACAGCTAGATATGTACATGAGACTATCGCTTTAGCATTCTCAATTACTGAGGAAGCTGTAGAAGATAATCTTTATGATACACTATCTAAAAGATACACTGCGGCGTTAGCACGTTCAATGGCTTACACTAAACAAGTGAAAGCGGCTAATGTTCTTAACAATGCATTCAGTTCAAGTTTTGTTGGAGGAGATGGTAAAGAGCTTTGTGCTACTGACCACCCTTCACTAGCGGCAGGCAATTTATCTAACGAATTGGCTACTGCGGCTGACCTTTCTGAAACTTCACTAGAAACAGCAATTATTGCAATTGGTGGTTTTGTGGATGACAGAAATATTCCAGTTGCTGTACAAGCTCGTAAGATGATTGTACCAAAAGACTTAGCATTTACTGCTCAGAGAATTCTGAAAAGTGAATTAAGAGTTGGAACTGCTGATAATGATGTAAACGCAACAAGAAGCCTTGGATTACTTCCGGGTGGATATGCAGTTAACCATTATCTAACTGATACAGATGCATTCTTTATCTTAACAGATATGACTAACTCTGGATTTAAAATGTTTCAAAGAAGACCTTTAAAAACTTCTATGGAACCAGATTTTGAAACAGGAAATATGCGTTTTAAAGCGTCTGAAAGATATTCTTTCGGATTCTCTGACTGGAGAGCCGTATTCGGTTCACCGGGAGCGTAATAAAGTACAAATGGGAGGGGGTTTTTACCCCCTCTTATATTATTTCTAGGATTAATTAATTATATCAACTGCCCTAGCAGACAATCGTAGAAGCGATGATATAATTTAACTACGGAGAAAATAAAATGGCTAATACAACTTTTAGTGGTGCAGTAAGGTCAAAAGCAGGATTTAAAGTAATAAACGAAGATTCTTCTACTGGTGCAATCACAGAAACAGGAGTTAATATTAACTCAACTGGACAACTAGTTTCATTAGGAACTAGAAAAATACAAACTTTTGCAATAGATTTATCTAGCACAAATGCGGCAGCAACAACTTATGCTGACAATGATGTTTTGGTAGAACTAGGTGAATTAAATACAGACCACCCAGATGCTTTAGTAACAGCAAGTAAATTCTTTATTCATAAAGTAGTTCTTGGTATTACAACTGCGGCGGCGAGTGATGCTAACTCTTTAGCTAACTTACAATTAAGTGCAACATCTGGAACAGCTACAAACTCTGGAATATCTTCTGGAACAGAAATAGTAGGTGCAGGTGTAGCATCGTTCAACCCAAGAATATCTGCTACTGATGCAGTGACTGAAATTGATATTGATTTAGATGCAACTGCGGGAACTTATCATGTATTCGCTCCTAATATTACTGCGGCTATAGCAAGTAAATACTTATACTTAGGTGCAGGTTCTACTTGTGATACAGCTTTAACAGCTTTTCGTGGAACACTTGAAATAGAGTATTCAGTATATTAACAATAACAGCTAGGGTGTAACAGCCCTAGCTTTTTTTTAGGATAAAGTATGCACATATGTGAAAAATTAGCTTTATTAATTATAATTATTAAAAAAGAAACAGAAAAAATTTTTATTGGAGGTAAAAAATGGCAGATGCAGTAACATCACAAATTATTGGTGATAATGTAGGTGCTAAAAGTATTTTAGTAAAACTTACTAATATATCTGATGGTAGTGGTGAAAGTGCGGTAGCAAAGGTTGATGTTTCTACTTTAGCAAAAGATTCTAATGGTGAGTCTTGTTCAAGAGTAGCTATACAAGAAATATATTATGATATTTTTGGTATGAGAGTTGACTTATTATGGAACGCAACTTCGAATGTTGTATGTAAAGTATTAGGTGCAAATGGAGCATTATCTTCTCAAGGTTATATAGATGTAAAAGAATTTGGTGGTATTACAAATAATGCAGGTTCTGGAATTAATGGTGATTTATTACTAACAACTACGGGACACACAGATGGAGACCACTACACTATTATTTTAAAATTAAGTAAAACATATTAGGATAAAATATGGCAACTTCTGGCACTCGTACATTTACACTATACGTTAATGAAATTATTGAGGAGGCTTATAGTCGAATTGGTGGTGAAACTATAACAGGAAAAGAATCTTCATCTGCAAGACGAAGTCTTAACCTTTTGTTTAAAGAGTGGAGTAACAGAAGTATACAACTTTGGAGTGTTGGAGAATCAACTCAAACACTTACTTCTGGCACAGCAAACTATACATTAAATAGTTTTACTATAGATGTAGAGGAAGCAGTAATATCGGTCACTAACGCAGATGGTACTAGAACTGATTTTGAAATGGAAAGAATAAGTCGTGATGATTACTTACGAATTCCAGATAAAGAAACTAGTGGTAGACCAAGTCAATATTTTGTTGATAAACAAATAACACCAGTTATTTTTTTGTATCCAACACCAGACAGTGCTGATACATTTAGATATAAAGAAAGAAAAGCTCTAGAAGATATTACAGCCGCAACTGAATCAGTTGATATTCCAAATAGATTTTTGCCATGTGCAATTAGTGGTTTAGCTTATTATCTTTCATTAAAAAGACCACAAATTGAAATGCAAAGAAGACAAGAATTAAAAATGTTGTATGAAGAAGAATTTCTAAGAGCAATGCAAGACAATAGAGAAAAAGTTGATTTAAAAATTACACCAGATTTAAGGTATAGTGTGTAATGGCTTTTGCATCGGGTAAATATGCCAAAGCTATATCTGATAGAAGTGGAATGGCTTTTCCTTATAAAGAAATGGTTACAGAGTGGAACGGTTCTTTTGTACATAAATCAGAGTACGAAGAAAAGCATCCACAATTAGAAACAAGAAAACATACACCAGATGCACAAGCATTAAAAAATGCCAGTGCTCCTGTTGTTTTACAACCATCAGCACAAATTGAAAATGGTGTTGTTTCTAGTTTAATGGCTACACTTGGTGTAACAGAAGGTAAAAAATTTGTTGGTACATTTACATCAGCAAATGCAACTCCTAAAGCAACAGCCTTGACTTTAACCGCAAGTTTAGGTAGTGAATCAGTGAGTGTCAGCTAAAGCAAACATATTTGTTGCAACGCCGTGTTATGGTAGTTGGTTAAGTGAAGATTACTTTCATAGTATTCTTGATTTACAAAATTTATGTAGAGAAGAAAACATAGCATTAAGAATACAAACTTTAGGTCAAGAGTCTTTAGTTACTAGAGCAAGAAATACTTTAGTAGCAAATTTTCTTGATGATAAAGATGCTACTCATCTTTTGTTTATTGATGCAGATATTGGTTTTGATGCTAAACTATTATTAAGGTTTTTAGATTTTGACCAAGAAGTAATTTGTGCTCCTTATCCTATGAAAATGATAAATTGGGATGGGATACCGGACTTAATAAAAGATGGTAAAGATTATAAAGATTTAAGTTATCCTTATGTGTTGAATTTTGCAGATAAAGAAAACATAAATGTAGAAAAAGGTTTTGCAGAAGTTTTAGATGGAGCAACAGGTTTTATGTTAATAAGACGCTCCTGCTTAGAAAAAATGAAAGAGGAGTATAAAGATTTACATTATATTACTGACCAAATAGTTAATGGTAAAGAGTATGATTCAGATAATACTTACTTATTTTTTGATACGATGAAAGATGAAAATGAAAGATACTTATCAGAAGATTACGCCTTCTCAAGAAGATGGCAAAAAATTGGAGGAAAAATTTGGGCAGACCTCGGCTCCAGTCTCTCTCACTTTGGAGGGTATAGATTTGAAGGTAAACTCTGGAAACATTTTAACTTCAAAAAAGATTAAAAACGTAACAGTTCCTGTAAATGGATTATCATTCAAAATAGGAAATAATTAAATGGCAGACGCAATAGTAAAGCCAGTTAAAATGGCAATAATTAAAAATCCAGTAAAAGGA